CCAACGATGCTGTACATTGGACTGAGCAAGTTACCTGCACTGTCCACTGGCAAACAATCCAACAGTTGAGGACGTTTGTAATCATTAACAATCACCGGCGTGCCAAACGGATCATTTATCTTTCCATCACGCAAATCGCCCCATAGCACTGTGTTACCGCTGGTATACGGTGCTGGTCCATACTGTGTTTCCCACCACTTGGTTTTTCAGTGAGTCCAAGCATCTCCCATGGACGTGTATGTGGACTGTCAGTATCGTATAAATCAAAGTAGATTCCGCGCCAGTTACCAAGCAACAGGCTGCCATCCAGTTTGCTTTGACTGTTGGTGTAGTTCCAAGTAAACTGGTTGCTAGCATCATAGTCTTGTTCTTTATATGATAATCTGTTTCTGCCTAACCAACTTAGGAAACTTACACTTAATATTTCATTGACTTCGATTAATGTCCAGTCTGTGGTTCTAAACTGTCCAGGAATAATGTCGTCTGGGTCAATTGGTGGGTTGTATGCATCACTAACCTTAATATTACTGTATATACGTTTTTCAAACTCCAGTAATAGATCGTCACGGAAATCATTGTATGCAACTGTTAAACTTCCGTCATGACCTAAAATTACATTTGTAGGAGTGATATAGGTGTTGTCAAGGTATTTTGCTGGCTCGTAACGTTTTGCCAAACCCAACACACTTGGTGTGCTCGGTACAAAACTACCATAGGTTGTTGTATATTCTCTAATGGTTAATACATCACCAGTTGACAAAGCCACGTTGACGGTAATACGAGGACCATCGGTGGCCACCGTGTACTCATGTCCGTCGCCTACAAGTATTTCGTTGTTTAGATATACCAGTAGGCCTTTGTAGTTTGCCTTGGTGAAATCATAGGTATAAAGTGTATCAAACACTGTGCCTGATATTGCACTTATTGTATAATTTGTTTCGTTGTAGACAAAACCGCTTGGTATGGTATCCGTCCAGTAGAATGGACTCATCTGATTTTTGCCAACGTTGATGTCTTCAAGCACATTGTCAAGAATCTGTGCTGTGGTATAGCCTGTCCAGTCTTTGCTGATTGCAGTTTCTAAAATAATATTTTTAAGTTTTTCATATTCTACACCTGCAAAGTCAATACTCTTGAAGAAGTCAAATTCATTGTTGTGCAAGAATGTGCTTGCAAATGTCAACGGACTGCTCTGCTGTTGGATAGTTCTACCATAAGGTATAATATTACCTAAGTCTCTGGTGTTGTTTGCACCAATAATTTTGCCAGACAGGTCAGTGAGGTTCTGACAAAGGCTAGAATAATGATTGCGTATTGTTCCGAGTGTAAGAGTTGTTACATCTGTGTTAATTGCATTGTTCTCAAGGTTGTTTGGTACAGTATAAAAAGCCGCTGTACTAGCAGTGTCGCTTATCACATTTACTTCTATCGTACTGCCAGTGGCTGGCGCCGTGTTAAATGTAATAACACTGTTGCCTTGTGCATTAGTTGTAACAGTATATGCACTTGGTAGTATGAATACTCCGTTTTCAAAAACTTTTACTGGAATTAATGTGCTGTTGTCGCTGACCTTTACATCCAATCTTAATGGTAAACCAGCATATTCAAATTGGAACTGCTGTCTGCTTACCCTATCGGTAAAGGTTGTTTGCCATCCTAGTTGAGATGTATATGTTGCAATAGCGGTGTATATTCGTGGGGTGCCATTTTTAATTGCAAGTGTTATGCTGGTATTATCTACTGTGTAAATGAAACTATCGGTGTATAGGTTGTTTTCAAAAACAATATCACCAACATTGTTGATTGTCAAATATTTTAAAGGGAAACCTAGAATGGTGTCCGCTGAGCCAGCGCCTGTAGCGTAGCTGAACAGCTTGCTTCCAAAGAAGTTTGATCCTGAGTATATGTCTGTATTACTATAACTGTAGCCATTGCTGTCAAATACATCAAACAACGGTGCTTGGTTAACACTGGTTTTTTGCTGTGATAGTACCCATGTATTGCCATTAAATGTGTAGGTAGTACCTTTTAGTGTTGTACCGTCAAGCACTAACGCCACCGTATCAGTTGAACTGCCAGGTATAAGAATATCTGCGGGTTGCAGATCAATAACTTCTGTGCTGTCGCCTGGGTCAATAAAATTTACAGCATAAACACGACTTCTAACCACAGGGTCGCTGTCATTTGAGAAAATTACACGGGTGCCTTGTTCAAAACTGTATCCATCAACCGTATAGCCAGTTGTACCGTTAATATTACTAAAAGCATCAGTTTCTTTAGTATCAATGATGTTTACTGGATCAATAGCCTGTGTACCAAAGTTGTACAGTCTCAAGCCACTGCGGAACTCAATGATAGGACGGCTGCCTCGTTTGTCGTTGTCTAAGACTGGCACTGTTTTATTGTATTCTGCGGTTGCATATACTACGTCTTCGTGGAACCATCTGTTACTGCGTGTCCATGCATTGCGATCAGGACTAGCCCTGTTTATCGTAATGTAGTCTTGAGCATCAGGTTGATAAGGTTCTGCTGTGCTATCATTTTGCTCATCACTGGTTTCGGTGTAGGATTCTGGTGTAACAAAATTACCAGTTGGCAAAAGTTGTATTTGTGTTCCTACACCTTCTACATAATATTGCCCAGTTTCGTAACTGCTAGGAATAGTGTCACCTCTAAACTGCACCTTAAGACCGTTTGTGAATGTTACACCATTAGGGCTGGTATAGTTTGCACTGGCTAAAATTGTGGCTACGTTGATTGGTGGTGAGTCAGGCACATCAATGATGTTGATTATGCCAAAGTAATCAGGATTAGTTACATCTTGATAGTATAGTGTGTCAAGATTGGCTGTGATTTGTGGAATTTTAAGGTAAATGCCTTCGGCGGTTTTATAAATGCTTGTGCCGCCGAATTCGTCGCCGAAGTCTACTGCTAGTTTTGAAAGATTGTCCACATCTCTCAACACCGTTAATTGGATTGTTGGATCAACTGCGCCAACATATTCAATTGTGTACACACTGTAGATCTGACTTCCAGGCTCAGGCAAGTCAGGATCAAAGAATACCAAAGTTCGAGTGTCAAGATCAGTAATGCCGTCGATGCCGCCATCTGCTACCAGTGAGCTTACGGTTACACCATTCACTTCATTATAAGATAATCTTGTTGCAAGATCAACACTGCCATCATCAGTGAGAGTGTTGTAAAAATCTTGTGCATCAGCTCGAGGTACAAAGAAGGTGACTGTCCCGTCATCAGTACCATTATTTGTTACACCAAACACTTCGCGAGTGCTAACTCCGCCACTGTCTAATCCACTTGCGCCAGGTTTGCTTTGGATCCAAAAAGGATTACCAGTTTGGTCTACTGTGAATGTATAGTTGCCTTGGCGAGCGAGTGTAATTGTAGGCAGTGTGCCAACCACACCACTGAATGTGTAACCAGATGAGCCTCTAGTTACTGTATAATCGTTTTCAATGAGCACTTCCGTACTGCTGACGTTTACAACATCTGGCCCATCTACCAACCAATAATATTGTCCATAGTTGACAAATTTGTCAAAGTCACATAGTGGATCCCAACTGTACTGCTCACTCTTAAACAGTCTATCTTCTTTGGTTGTGTTTGCTCCGTTAACAGAAAGTCTATTAATCAGTCCCGGATATGTAATTGCATCTTCGACTTTATTGTTATCGTCGCCAAGGAATATAACGCCAGGTTCGAGCTGGTAGTCTGATCTAGTAGCATCAGGTTCTACAACATACTTGTCGTTAGGATCAACACCCGGTCCTACCCGTCTACCAATATAGCCCTGTGTAGCTTTTAGCTTAGGCTCTTGTGTAAGCTGATCAAGTGTACTCCCGAGAAACTGTTTGTTTATTCCAGTTCGAAATACCTCTGGTAGATAATCGACCGATCTTATTCTATCTGCCACGCTTTATGCTACTCCACTGTTGCTTGCTGTTCGTAGTTGACTACTTGTAAGTGCCGCGATTACTTCAATGTCATCTACTGTTGCGGCATTCACAAAAATTTCATTTGGCTTTGAGCGTACCTCATACAAATCACCAAAGCTCTTTAGAGGATCAGCTGGTACTAGCACAACCGTGCTTATGATATCACCTAGTTGATCGTGCAAGTATGCTGATAATTCGCTGAAGAAGAATGTGTCTCCAAAATCCCATTTGTCTATTGTAAAATATGTGTTCATGGAAGCAATTACACTGCTCTTAATTTCGCTGGTGCTTGCTGTGCTGTTAGGATTCTTAATAACTTTCAGTGTTGCCCTCAGTTCTGGCTGAGCTTTGCTACCAAATAAAGGTTTAAAAGTAACACTGTTCAGTATCACACTGTCACTGATCATCTTGTAGTTGTCCAAACTGCTGTATGAAGTTGTTAATTGATCAATAGTTGGTTGCGTTGGTTTAGTGACCTGACCAGTTGTGTCCTGGATCCAATTTTGGTATTGGGTATAGTAACTGGTTGTAACCAAATACAAGTCAATGATGTTGGTTGTACCTGGATCAATGCGTTGACTCAATGGCGCATTATGGCGATATTGGAAATCAATATCTTGACGCCCAGTGTTTACTTTGTAGTTGGTAACTTGGCTTATGGTTCTTACGCCATTGGTTGCAACACTCAGTTTGTAAAACTTCTTATCAGTGGTTGCGTAAAATATCTGTCCATCAGCATATTCACTTTTTGCAAGTTCTATTGCAGTGAGTGTTGCTAAACTGGATATAACCACACCCGAATTCAATGGCAGATATCGTTGTAGGTTATCAAAATCAACAGTTTGCTCAAAGAATACAAGTTTAGTTGTTGGATTTGTATCAGGTGCTACAATAGTTTGAAAGTAGTCTGGGTTGTCTGCTACGCCATCGTTGTCACTGTCAGCAAAACTAATACGCACCCTAAAGTCATCTACAAATCCATCGCTTTCCACTGGTTGCCCAATGATATCTAGTATCTCGTCTGTGTTAAGTGGACTACTGGTATCTGGTTGATTGTTGATCTTTAACACGTTAATAAAGTCATTGATGGTTTTACCGGTTTTTGGATCATAAATTCTTTCTGCGCCATCAAAGAAGAAACGTGTTTGCAGTACACTACCAAAGAATCGTTGTAGGCTACGACTGCTTACGGTATAGGTTACACCGTCATTTTGGAACAAAACCAACCAACTGTTGTCTAGACCAGCACCTGATGTATCCTGTGCATAGGTTAGGCTAAAGGTTGTAGCATCGTTTAGATTTGTACTTGAAATCACATACCATGTGCCTGTAAGATCGTTGTACCCAAGTCCAAAATCACGATACAATTCAATTTGTTCTGTGATTGATTGCTCAGTGGTGCTAGGCAAGTCGCTAACAAATACAGGAATGACTTCTGTTGGGATTGCAGTGCTTGGTACAAAATCATTAATAGTCACTGGACCACTGCCATCAGCCAGATTACCTTGACCGAAGTTTGTTCCATTACCAGTAATGCTAACAATGGTTGCCCACAATACGGTTTTGTCATCAGGAGCACTTGGTGTACCAACTACAAGTTTGTTGTTCCTGTTAAAATAGTAACCTGCTGGCGGTACAAACTTAACCAATGCTCCTTGTGTAATATATTTTTTGTTATCCGTTGCTGTGGATCCAATTGGTGCTGGGTCACCATTTGATAATTTGAAGTAACCCGTGGTTTCATTTGAGGTGGTTGTGCTTTGATTCCATGTTAAGTTTAGACTGCTTAAATCAGGACGACCAAAGTTGTCATAGTAAAACTCTAACATGCCTCTGTCTCTAAGCAGAGGTTCTAGTTGATTACGAATTACGTTGTTAATGTCATTGGTATCTGTAAAAGTAAAAGTAAAACTAGGTGTAAGATTATCTTCATAAAGCAATCCGTCACTTCCAAACACATTGGTGCTAGAATACTTGCCAGTTACATCAACTAAGTCTAGGTATCGACTTGACCCAATACTGCTACGATTTATTGCTTTGCTTTTGATTACACTGCCGAACAAAGTGTAAGGGAAGTTGTTGTAATCTTCGCCGTTGACCATACGATTCTGTGTATAGAATCTTGCCGGAGCACGACCTTTGATGTCTGCAATGTTTTCCCTGTTTTCAGCATTGCTTACAGGTTGGGTAAGTTGACATGTAAATGTCACTGTTTCATTCCTGCCTGATTTGCTAACATAGGTAAGTGCAATTTGAATGTTCTGCAAGTCTTGTGGATTTATAATGTAACGTAAACCGTTGCTTGCACGAGCATACACCCTGAATCCACCTACTGGAATAGTTGAAAATACACCATCACCAAAGTTTAAATTGATCTGATCGTTTGCTCTACTGCTTACACTGAACAGTTTTCTTGCATCTGGCGATGTTTGTTCAACTGCGGCTGCATAAACATTGTCAACCTTTTCCCATTGATCCCCAAGTGCTCCAGTTTCAGTAAGTTCATAAAGCCAAACGTCTGTTTCGTTAATGCCTTCAATGTTGATTGCAACAGTTCTATTACTGATACGCTCTGCTAGATTAAAATCTTGTGTTTGCAGGCTTCCTTGTTTAAAGTAAAAGAAGAAACCTGTGTTGGCACTTGCATAACCTTGCCTATCATTTCGATAAAGCATGTTGAATGTTCCGTTAGGAGCAGGTGCTGGTTCGTAAACGTAACTCTGATTAGCAGTTGTTGAACTTACTGCTTCAAAGTTCATGTTGTTGCTGTTCACTGTACTGGTAAAAGGCACAACCGGCAAGAAGCCGTTGATCAGATTGATTGAATATTCATCTGTGGCAACACCTAAAATGTTTTTTGATGAGCCAGGCTTGCCAAATTTTTGGCTGTTAACCATTGCAGCGTTGACAATTACCGTAAACTGTTCTAACCAGTTTGTGTTTACTGTGTCATTCCAGTTTACTGTTACATTGCTGAGGTTGATACCATTGTAATCTTGAATGTTTTCTGTGGTGTTTACACTTACCACTTTCAAGTAACCATTTGCTTCCTGGTTACGTTTTGCTGTGTATCCAACAAGGTTTGCCAACCGTGTTACACTGTCACGACGTTCTGCTGTGTCAAGGAAGTTTTCACGGGTGTTTAAATCATTTCGGAAACTGAGTGCCTGACCCATAAATGCCATAACATCTAGTAAGGCAACATATTCACTGCTTTCAATGAAATCGTTGAAACTTTCAGGATAATAAAGACGTATGTAGTCTACGAAACTTTTTCTTAGTGTTTCAAAGTCGTAGCTTTGGAAGTCTGCTTCTCTATATGTTTGATAGATACGCTTCCAATCTTCGACGCCAAATATTGCTGTTTGTCTTGTTGTCTTAGCCATAGTACCTTCCGATAGAGTATTTATGGCCGTTATAAACTGAGTAGTTTATACATACTGTGCAGAGCGAGCAGTTTGATCAAAAAATAAGCTGAGTGTTTCGGCTGTGGAGTTGCCAACTGTTTCTACAGCAAGTTCAATTAATAGACCATTTTCCTGTGTAAAAATATTGGTAGAGTTTACAAATACCCTTGGGTCTTGTCCCACAATACGATTGACTTCTTCACGTATAAGTTGCGAAGTTTCTGGAGTCTGGGCATCAAATACATAGTCCCACATCTTGGTACCCACCAGTGGCCGTCCAGGCATTTCGCCCTGTCTGATATTGAATGCATTAAGCAAGTCGCGTTTGATTAACGCAAAATCAGTCAGTGTCTGATCGCCGTATTGGTTAATTGTGTTGTATCCTATAAATGTTGGCATACTGTATTTAACCTCTTCTAGCGGCCTCTAGTTGCGCTT